AGCCGCATGGTCGAGCGCATCAGGTCCATCAAGAGGAGTCGCTTCTTGACGTCTTCGTCGCCGCCCTCGGCCATCGCCTCGGCGTAGTCCTTCAGCGAGACGACCGCCTGGGCGAAGTCCTGGAAGAGCGCCTCGACGCTCGACCACGAGATGCCGAAGTTGTCGATCGCCTCCTGAACGACGGTGAGCTCGGAGTCTCCCCAGCTCGGGCGCACGCCGTGGATCAGGCGGTTCGTGGTGCGAACTCCGGGGAAGAGAATCAGCCGGCTCTCGTGAACCTCCTGGCCCTGGTTCGCGATCGCGCCGCCGCCGAAGATCGGGAACATCCGGTACGCCTTCGGGCGCCGGAACTTCCCGCCGTCGGCGAGCGAGTTGTACCAGCGCGAGACGAGGAGCTCGCGCGGCTCGAAGACGACGAGGCCGGTAACCTCGTCCATCGACTCCTCGTCGAGCGGCTCGGAGATGTCCTGGCCGTCGTTCACGATCGGGAAGATCGCCGCGCCGCCGTACGCGCGCTCGAACTTCCGCGCGTGCGCGACGTGCTCGTCGACGGCGATGTCCACGCCGGCGTCCTGGACTTCGCCGGAGAGGATCTTGTCGTCCCCCACGACGAGCTCGTAGCCCTTCGACGTCGCGTCCTCGACCTTCAGCTCGACGATCTTCTTCGCGACGTCGCTCGACCTCCAGAGCTCGGTGGCGTAGTCGTAGTCGACCGGGCGCGCCACGTGGCGCGTGGCCGTCCGCTTGTCGCGGCTCATCCCCTGGCCCATCAGCGCGTTGATCACGCCGTCGACGCGCCTCACCGCCTCGATCGCGTCCTCCCTCGCGGCGGGGAGCGCCGCCCTCATCGGCTCGGAATCGTCGCGGCGCCGGCGGAGGAAGTCCCAGAAAGCCATGCGGCTACCCTCGCACGCGCGCGCTAGCGGAACAAGCTCGCCGCGTCAAGGGCGAGAGAGCACGCGGAAGCGCTCGCGGGCCGAGAGCCCCGCGTCGGGCGCCGCGCAGGCATAGCGTAATTCGTCGCCGCAGTTATGGACGATCAAGCCACCGGCGACCGAGAAGCTCGACGTCGCGGGAACCGACACACACCACGCGTCGGCGCGGCCAGCCGGTTCAACGGCGACGACGACAGTCGGCGCATCGCTTCTTCGGCTGGTAGCGATTCGAGAGGAACGAAGCTCCGCACGCGGCGCATCGGACCTCGATGTCGTCGATCCCAGCTTCTCTCCGCCAGGCCGACTTACACGCGTTCGAACAGAAGCGCGAGCGAGCCAAGCCGCGAAAAGACGCGCCGCATTGCTCGCACGAGATGTCCAGCTTCGCGTGGAGCCTTCGTCGGATCTTCCGATAGTGCTTCTGGTGCCATCGGATGCCCTCCGGCGATCCGTGCCACTTGCGCGCGGCTTCTCTGGCGATGGCGATAGCGCGCATCGTCCGCTCACGCGCTTCGGGCGTTCGTCCATGGTGGGAAAGATGGTCACGAGCGAGAAGTAATTCCAGGTTCGCGAAGGCGTTGTTCGCGCGATCGCCATCGACGTGATGGACGTGATGGCCGCGAGGAATCGCTCCGCGATGCGCTTCCCAAACGACGCGATGGAGCCGTCGCCCCCTTCGCTGGTAGTAAACGCCGCATAGGTAGTATCTAACGCCGACGAACTCCTGGATCTTCGGTCCGACGACGACTGGATCGGGTGGTAGATGATTTCCTTCCCGATCGCATCCTTCGCCTCGATCCACCCCTCCGTCGTCAAGAGCTGATGATCGGGCGTGCAGACGATCTCTCTTCCGTCTCGGCATCGAACGCGGACGATATCAGTATCGATACGAGTCCGTCTAGGATTCTCGAAGTTCTGCCATCCGCGCTCCGTCCAGACGACGCCTCGCCTGGGAAGTCGATCTATCCGAATGGGACCCGCGTCCGTGTCGACGAGCGTCTCGCCGACGAGGCAGTGGTCCTCGGCCTCGGTGTCGACGTCGTCCGGATCGCGATCGTCGCGCGGAAGGACCGGGACCGTTCGAATGAAGTGTCGACACGCCTCGGAGACGAAGAGGCCGGGCTCCTCGCGCCGGCCCTCGGCGTCCGCGATCGCGCCGACGAGGAGGTCGCGAATCAGCTTCCATCCGTTGCGCCGCGACCCCGGCCTCTTGTCGGCTTGCTCCCACGACACGCCTTCGATCTCCATCTGCGACGCGACGCTCTTCGCCGGATCGTCGGGCGAACCGTTCCAGATCGCCGTGTCGGCGGGTCCCGGCCGGCACCTATCGCGGATCCCCATCGCGACCTCGCGCTCGACGATGCCGCGCGCGATCTCCCGAGACGACATGCGCGCGCCCTCGTTCGGCTGGCCGTTCCAGCCGTACCACTCGGCGAAGCGAATCAGATCGCCGCGAACCTCGCCGATCTTCCGACCGCCCAATGCGAGCGGCTCGCCGCTCGAGCGCGCGTACCAGCCGACCGAGAACGGTCGCGACTGGCCGTCGTCGTACGCGCGGAAGATCCGCCACGACGCCGGGATCGACGACGCCGGGATCGACGGAAGGACGTGGACGTCGCGGCGCCAGAGGTCGTCGAACATCCCGCCGGCGACGATGTCCCACGAACCCTCGAGCCACGCCTGGAGCTGCATCGGATTCGAGGCCGCGGCGCGAAGTCGCTGGACGTAGCTCGGGTCGGCGTGGAGGAGCACGACGTTCTCTTCGAGGTGGCTCTTCACCGAGGCGCGCTCCGGCACGCCGTCCTCGGCGATCACCGGCGAGACGACCGAGCCCCTCGCCGACGGAAGGCCGAAGCGCTGCTTGACCCAGGAGTGGCCTCTGCCGAAGGGATTCGTCGTCGAGCGGACGCGCTTCGGGACGTTCGGGTTCGGCGAGCGCAGGCACGAGAACATGAGCCGATAGAGCTCGTCGGTCGGCCACGTGGTTAGCTCCTCCCACGCGATCCACGAGAAGCCGAAGCCGTGGTACTTCCAGTAGTCGGCCTCGCGCTCCATGAAGGCGAAGCGAAGCGTCTCGCCTCCGGGCCACCGCCACTCGTGGCCGCCCTCGTTGTAGATCGCGCCGCGGAAGAGCGACGGGAACAGGCGCTTCGACTTCGCGATCACGTCCTTCAGCTCGGGATACGTGCGGCGAAAGAGGATCCCGTTCCAGTCCGCGCCGTAGCCGCGCCCAACGTGCTGGCCGAAGTCCATGAGGAGCGTGAGCGTCTTCCCGCCGCCGCGCGAGCCCTCGAAGAGAACCTCGGGAACGTCGCAGCGGAGAAACGCCTGCTGAGAACCGGGGAGCGGAGCCCACGCGAGCGCCTTCCCGGTCGCGCGATCGTGCGCGCGCATCGCTCCTCGCTCGTCGGGATGCCACGACGCGTCGTCGCTCCATTCGACGCGCCCGCCGGATAGCCGTCGCTCTCGCTCGGCGACGAGGAGCGCGAGGAGACCGGCTCCGCCGGCCGCCGCGGTCACGCGACCGCCGGCGGAGCCGGGAAGATCTCCGCGAGCCAGTGACCCGCCGGATAGCCGACCTCGCCGCGGACGCGGAGCGAGCGATCGGCGTGAACGGCCACGCGCGCCCAGCGGCGCCGCCCCTCGAGATCGAGCGATTCCCACCGCGCGACCGCGGCGGCCGCCGAGAACTTCCCGACGAAGTACCACGCGCCGAAGAGCATCATCGCGAGCGCGAGAAGATCGACCTCGAGCGATCGTCGCGCGCGCTCGTCCTCGCCGGCGCGATCGAGCCAGCTCACCGCGCCCTCGCGTCGATGCACGTCGGCCACCCCGTGAAGCCGTCGCGCACGTAGCGGCCGCCTACCGATTCGCACTCCACGCGCCGGACCCACGAGTAGCCGATCGCGATCGCCGCGCCGATCAGGACCAGCGCGAAGAAGATCGCGGGCCACGCCGCGGCGATCCCGCGCGCGATCCGCGACGCTCGGGTGCTGGCGTCGTTCGCGTCGCGCACGTTCACGAGTCCTCCTTCGGCGAGGCGTTCAACGCGACGCGCTTCCCGGCCGCCGTGGCCGCCGCGACGATCGCGGCGTCGAGCTCCTCGTCGGTCATGCCGGCGATCCGCTCCCTCTCGAAGCCCTCGAGCTTCACCGCGTCAGGCGCGTACGCGCCGACGATGCGGCAGTAGTCCTGGAACCACTTCCGCGCCGTCTTGTCGTCGCCCTTCGCGACCGAGCGGCGGAACATCCGCATCGCGGTCCGCTCGGCGCGCGCGACCGACTCCTCGACCGTGCGCTCCTTCCGCTCCTGGAGCCAGGCGGCCTTCACGCGCACGATGTCGGAGCGGACCGTCCGCTTCGAGACGCCGAAGCGCTTCGAGACCTGATCGACGATCGACCGATCGTCGAAGAGGAGCTCGCGGAGCGAGATCACCTCGTCGAGCCGCGCGCGGTCCGTCGCCTTCCCCTTCCGCTGCTGGGCCGTCGCCTTCGGCGCGCCGTGCTTGTTCCGCTCGTGCGGCGGGACCGGCGCGGCCGGGACGAGCTCGAGCACCGGGACGGCGACCGGCGCGTCCCCGGGACCTCGATCGGAACCACGTGAACCGGCGCTCATCGAATTACC